CATTTGGTACTCTTATGACCCCGTAACGGGATATAGAGTCAATGCAGATGATGGTAACGTAGTCATTGACCAAGACACTCTCAGTCCTAACTTTGATGGTAAGGTGAGTGCATCTAATGCTGTAGCACTGCCTGGAGATGCTTATGTTGATTTAGATATAGATAACCTCGATGGTGATATGTATCTCACATACACAGACCCGGTGACACAGACTATTGAGACAATAGCAAATCAAGGTAATGGTAGTGCTAGTTCTAAAGAGTTGATGGTTAATGGTGACTTTAGTGATGGTTTTACAGGGTGGATCGCTAATGAACCGCAATGGGAAATTGCATCTGAAAAGGCTAGATGTACAGTAGCAGGGACTTCAGGTAGAATGTCCAAGCTTAATGCATTTTATAGTTTCGACCGTGTATTCCATGTTGGGTTAACTGCTACTTCTTATATTGAGGGGGATCTAAAGGTTTCGTTTGGTGCCCTTGATATGGCACAAAGAATAAATGGTGATGGTGAATATTCTTTTATTGGAACACCTACATCAAACACTACATTATATTTTGGTCAACATAGTGAGACAGCAAAAGTGGATATTGACAATATATCACTAAAAGAAGTACTACCAACAGCAACAACCTATCGTATGGAGAATGATTTCAGTAATGCAGTTTCACACGATACACCGTTTAGTCAGGCAGACTTAGACTTGATGAGAGCTGACCCATTGACACTTATGGAAGTATGGTTTAATGGCTTAGTATTGCCTAGTGGGTTTGCTAAGGTTAATATTATCCACTATTATCCAGCTAATGAAGGTGTTAATGGTGGATCAACAGTTTATGACTTGACTTCTTCTGCTAATGCAGAAATACAAAACTACACAGATGCTTGTAGGACTACATATAAGAACCAACGCTTTGGTATTAACAATAATAGATTACTACAGGATGCATCAGGGAGAGCAACTGTTATTGTAGATACTCATGTTGCTAGGTTCAATGGTACCGGTAGTTATATTGACTCAGGTATAGCTGTTGATGGTACATTGACTGACTTTACGTTCATGGCTGCCTTTACATTACCTGAAACTTCTATTAGTCAATATTTGGCTAATACAAGTGGTACTAACAGACTGTATGTTCATCATGAGGATGGACAACCACTTGAGAACCTACGTATTGGAATAGGTCAAAATGTTTTCACTATGCCGCCAGTAGATACTAACCTAAAGATACACGCTATGGTAGCTGTTTATGACCATACAACACAAGAGGTTATGGGTGCTGTTGATGGTGAACCTATGGTATCGTTTGGCACTATCGTGTTTGATGGAGTTACGGGCAAACTAATCTTCGGAGCTAGTAATATAGCTGGTAATGAGTCATTCACCGGCTTCTTAGGTGAAGGTATGATGACTGCATCTAAATTAGATGAAGCACAATGGCAAGCGTATTGGTTGAGAGTTAAGGATATTGTTCCTACACAACCTATGCCAACGGTAACGACCACTCTTCATATCACATAAACAAGGATAAATAATGACATGTAACACAGACGTAATTGATAAACTGATGTCAAGCGGGCGTTGTGCCCGACTATCGGCACAACCACCGGTGCATAGAAACTCGACAATTCACGCACACTCTCCTGATGTAGTACACGTTACTTTTAACAAAGGACTCATGCAGTCCATACCCAACGTGCCTTTTATGCATCTCTTTACAGTAAACATTGACGGGGTTGATACTACTCCTGTCGCAGGTAGCTTCTCGTCTAACCCAAGAGCTATTATGCTTACAATGTCTGTAGCATTTGACCCGACATCGGTTGTTACATGGCACTATAACAAACCACCTGAACCGCTTGAGGGTGAAGAGGATGTTGTACGCATTATCGCTATTAACCCACCAAGTGTTGAGCTTGAGGGTGCTGTTGAGTATGAGGTAATTAACTCCTCAGTATTGGAAACACCATAATGATACGCTTCGTTTTGTGGCTTATCGTCACACTGTATACGTTAGCGTTCCTAACGGCGTGCAGCGATAAACAACCTGCACGTGTTGCGTGGATAAGCATCGAGAAATCACCCATAAAGGTGGTCTATATCGACAAACAAGGCAAGCTTGACCCCGTTATAACCTCTAAAATGTTTCATATAGTGCAAAATACGCCTACGCGTAACATCAAAATCAATGAGAACACCACTGTCACGGTAAACGCCAACTTACATCAGAGCGATGTCGAGTTAGACAGTGATGTAACGAGTGCATCACTGTCAATGGGTAAGTAATGAGAGTATCACTGTTTAAGTTCGATGAGATAAAGCAAGTTGTGGGTGAAGAGTATGCACCGGACTGGTGTCGTATTCACACTAAGGTATTTTACAAGAACAATAAACCTTATGGGCTTGTTGGTACACGCGGATGCCCTAAAGAGGGTAGAGTACTTATTGCATCAACGACCAAAGACCCCGAAGACCCATTCACGACCAACATGTATAAGTATATGCTCAACATCAATAAGAGGTTTCCGGTAACGCTAATAACAGATATGCCTGAGTATCAGGAGAAAGTACGCCAAGGTCTTGCACATCAGGGCTTTACCTTTTACTATGAGGATGATATAATGTATTCAAAAAGAGGAGTCCACAATGGGGAGACGAGCAGCTAAAAAAGCCGAAAAGAAAGCATCAAGAGCACAAGAACGGGAGTTAGAAGAAGCTAACGCCGCCAGTGCCGCAGCAGAAGAAGCACAGAAGAAAGAGAATAAGCGTATTTTCGATGCAACTAAACCTATGGAGCAGTCCGCAGGCGTGCAGTTCGGGTTACAAGACCGTGAGAACATGGCATCTTACAGTGATTTTGAAGGTGGAGCGGCTGCAACAGAAATCGGACAAGACCTTGGCGATAATACACCTAACTTCAATGCAACGGGTGGTGGTCTTGTAACGCCTAAAGCCCCTGAGCCTAAGAAAGCACCTGAGATTGACTACGGTGGTAATCCATGGTTTAAACTTATGTTTAAATACAGGGATGGCAACACGTTTAAGGGTTTTGATTTTAGTGGTGACAAACGAAGAGGACACCCGTTCATGGGTGGATTTGGAATAAGGGATTAATGATGTCTAAACTTGCACCGGTAAACTCCGGACTTATAGAACAACTTGAGAAAGATTACCCTGACAGCATAGACGCTATTAAGGACTTAGAGCATGACGACCGCATCGCATATATTGCAAAGCGTGAGCTTATCGCACACATTAAATTAATTTTGGAAAAAGGATAAAGCATGGCAATCGAATTAGTAACTGCAACCGAGTTCTATGAAACTGGAACAAGTGACCGTAAACCGTATGAGGACAGAGGTCAACTTATTGCAGACCTGACCTTGCCTTATCTCATCCGTGCGGAGGGGTCATCAGGTTCATCTGAAATGACAGATAATCAAGCACAGTCCTACGGGGCACGTCTCATAAACACACTCAAATCAAAAATGGGTATGGCACTCTTACCGCCGTCAACATCTTCATTCAGATTTAAACCTGACCCTGCCGAGTTAGCGGCTCTAACTGAGGGTAATTCTGATAACGCATCAGAAGTGAAGAATCTGCTTAGTCAAGCAACGCTCTCGGTAAATGATGAGATTGAGAACCAACAAATCAGACCACAACTTTTTAACCTTGTCTCACAAATAATGGTAATCGGCTCAACGGTTGCAGAGAAAATTGAGGGTAAGGGTATCATCTTACACCCGCTAAAGTCTTTCGTGGTTGAGCTTGATGCAAACGGCAAACCTCTCAAGATATGTTTCAGAGAGCTTTTGCCAAAGCAGAAATTGCCTAAAGAGATTTCGCCTAAAGATGAACAAGATGAGTATCAACTTTATACGTTATACCAAATGGATGTTGACGGATCTCAAAAGTGGATACGTTCTCAGGAAATCGAGGGCGAAACTGTCGGCAAAGAGAAGAAGTATAAAGACTATGATGCAATGCCGGTGCGTTACTTCGGTTGGACTTGGATGGTTGATGATCACTATCACAGACCATACGCAGAAGATTACTATAAAGACTTACAACAACTTGACAAACTTGCATCGTTGCTTACAGACGGTTCTATCATTGCTGCGAAGTCTTTACTCTTGGTCAATGAGCGTGGCGGACGGACTCGTAAAGATGACGTTGCGAACTCTAAGAACGGTGACGTGATTGATGGTTCGGCAGAAGATATTACATCATTTTCTTTGGACAAAAACTTTGACTTCCAAGTGCCTATGGAACGTGAAGCAAATCTCAAGAAAGAGCTTGCAAGTGCTTTCCTTATGAATGAAAGTGCAACACGTGACGCGGAGAGAGTTACGGCAGAAGAAGTGCGTTTCATGGCACAGGAGTTAGAGACCTCAACGCTTGCCGGAATTTACTCAACACTTGCCGTTGAATGGTCTAAGTGGATTGTAATGAAAATCATGGACGAGCTTAAAATCAAGTTCGATGCAATTTCTGTGGACGTGCTTACCGGTCTCGATGCGTTGGGTCGCTCTCAAGAGTCTCAAAAACTTGATGGATATATTCAACGACTCCAAGCACTTGAAATGATGGATTGGCTCAATGAAGCAGAAGTTGCACAGCGTTACGCAACCTATGACGGTATTGATACTCAAGACCTCATCAAGACTTCGGATGAAGTTGAAGCAAGGCGTAGAGCACAAGCCGAAGCACAAGCCATACAAGCAGGCGATGAAGCGATGGCAGCAGCAGGCGGTGCGGCAGCGGGTGAAGCGGGTGTAAAACAAGCATCACAACCACCCCCACAATAAATTAAGGCTTATCAAAGCCTGACTCATGCTATAATTAACTTACCTAAATTTAAACCTAAAGGATTTACATGGCTACAAATGCAGAATTAGCAGCAGAGAATAAAGCTCTCAAAGCTGAACTACAAACTAAAAAAGAAAGAGAAGCGGAACTTACGCAGGCAATCACAAACCTTGAAGAAAAAGACTTCACACCGGTTGAGGGTAAAATTGGCGGTATGCTTGTAATGACTCCTGATGAGTATGCAGCTTACTCTAAAGAGAATGGTTGTGTTATGGGTCGTAAGATTGGAACTAAAACTAAATGTTCTATCGAAGAGTTACGTGCTCTAATCAACTCT